TATGCGTAGTGTGGGCGTGAAAACGCCGTTTTATACGGCAGGGGAAGGGAGGAAAACGCATGCAGACGGTTTCCGCAGAGATTTGCGAACTAAAGCACGAGCACATAGACCAGGCATTTTTGGAGGATAGGCAGCGCCTAAAAAGCCATGGCGAACAGCTGGATGCTTTAAGCCGCCTGGCCGCGCAGCAGACCAGCGTGATCGAGGGCATGGCGCAGCGCATGGAGGATCTGGACGCCCGATTGAAGGCATTGGAAAAAAAGCCGCAGCGCCGGCTGGAGCGGGTGATGGACGCGGTATTCCAATGGGCGGCGCTGCTGATGCTGGGGCTGGTGGCCGCCAAGATCGGCCTGGGCTGAGCAGGGCAGAAAAAAGAAAGAGCCTATGGGCTCTTTTTTGTTTGACGGATAGGAGTGGAAGGAAGAAGCTAGGATAGGGCAAGAGCAGAGGCGGGGTACGGCATTGATTCAATCTACAGTGCATAGAGGAACGAAGATTCTTCCTTTTTTTGCCAAAAGGAAGCGAGCAGGCGAGCGCCTACAGGCAGTTCCGGCCAGGGAGAAGATAAAAGGCAGGGGAAGTGCCCCGGGGCATGGTAGAATGAGCAGCACAGAAAGATTGACCGGACAAGGAAGCGGGCACAGCCCAAAGCCAAGGGCCGTTGTTGTCTACGGTCCCTCCCCGGGGCACCTTTTCCTGCAACGCAGGGCTTACAGGCCGGACAAGGAAGCGGGCACTGCCCAAAGCCAAGGGCCGTTGTTGTCTACGGCCCCTCCCCGGGGCACCTTTTCCTGCAACGCAGGGCTTACAGGCCGGACAAGGAAGCGGGCACTGCCCAAAGCCAAGGGCCGTTGTTGTCTATGGCCCCTCCCCGGGGCACCTTTTCCTGCAACGCAGGGCTTACAGGCCGGACAAGGAAGCGGGCACTGCCCGCCCCGGACTCCTCCGAGGGGGAAAGGGGCTTTACGTTTCTAGCGTGATTATGCTGCTTGGCCCGCCCGGCCCTATACCGCGCCGGGCTTGTTGTGGCAGATGCGTAGGCCGGGCGGCCTGTGCAGCGGCGAGCTGGGGTTCATCGGAGAGCGGTGCTTAGGGTATACGATAAAACCCCGTTGCTCTGACTGGCTCGGGGTTGACGAAAGACATGCCTTTCGGACGTTGAGGAGGCATTTTGCAAGCCCCCGCGTTTTTGGTATTTTTGCCTTACAAAAGTAGATAAAGAAAATGCTTACTGTGAGTAGGGCAGCGGATTCTCCGTTTTTTCAAGGATATAATCAACGCTGACCCCATATAAATTGGAGAGTGCCAAGAGATGCTCAACCGGGATCGTACGAATTCCGTTTTCATAATTGCTATATGCACTACGGCTAATCGCTAAAACGGCAGCAACCTGATCTTGTGTGTAGTTGTTGCGATCCCTTAGCTCCCGTATTCTTTTATATATTTTTGCCATGCAATCATCTCCTGATGAACATTATATATGACTCAGAACAAAACGCTGACTTTCGCCACAAATCGTGTCAAAATATTTTTAAATGGCACAAATCGTGTCAAACAAGGAGGGAGCGGCA